CCGGAGGCTCGGATGAGTGATTCGCGACTGCTGCCGACCGGCTCATCACCGCTTGAAGTTGCCGCCGCAAAAGCCTGTGCGGAAATTGAAAAAACGCCGGTCAGGATTCGTGAACTGTGGAACCCGGATACCTGTCCGGCAAATCTGCTGCCGTGGCTGGCGTGGTCATTTTCGGTTGACCGCTGGGATGATAAGTGGCCGGAAGCGACAAAACGCGCTGTTATCCGCGATGCGTATTTCATTCACTGCCATAAGGGCACTATAGGCGCAATCCGGCGTGTGGTGGAGCCGCTCGGCTATCTGATTGAGGTGAGGGAGTGGTGGCAACTCAACGAGGAGCCGGGGACGTTCCGCATCGTTGTTGGTGTGCTTGAGCAGGGTATTACCGAGGAAATGTATCAGGAGCTGGAGCGCCTCGTTGCTGATGCAAAACCGGCAAGCCGCCATCTGACGGGACTGGCTATCAGCTTAAGTACAACCGGCAACATTTTTGCCGGTGCGGGATGCTATCACGGTGACGCCCTGACGGTTTATCCCTACACCCCGGAGGCCATTATTGTCGGAGGGGATTATTTCCCGGCCTCGGCCATTCATTTAATTGATAACCTGAGAGTAAACGCATGACAGTGAAATACTACGCCATTCTGACTAATCAGGGCGCAGCACGCCTGGCTAACGCGACGATGCTCGGCAGTAAGCTGAATCTGACGCAAATGGCCGTTGGTGATGCGAATGGTGTCTTGCCGACACCAGACCCGGCACAGACAAAACTGATTAATCAGAAACGCATTGCACCGCTGAATCTTCTGAGTGTTGACCCGAACAACCAGAGCCAGATTATTGCGGAGCAAATCATCCCTGAGAACGAGGGCGGATTCTGGATCCGTGAGATTGGGCTTTATGATGATGAAGGCGTACTCATTGCGGTGGCGAACTGCCCGGAAACGTACAAACCGCAGTTGCAGGAAGGAAGTGGTCGTACCCAGACTATCCGCATGATTCTGGTTGTCACGAATACCGAAGCTATTACGCTGAAAATCGACCCGTCGGTGGTATTGGCGACCCGTAAATACGTGGATGATGAAGTCCTGGAATTAAGGCTGTATGTGGATGACCAGATGAGAAAACACATTGCCGCACAGGACCCTCATACCCAGTATGCACAGAAACATAATCCGACATTTACCGGAGAACCAAAAGCGCCGACGCCTGCCGCAGGAAATAACACCACGCGGATTGCGACCACTGCGTTTGTACAGGCCGCTATTACCGCTCTGATTAACGGTGCGCCAGCCACACTGGACACACTGAAAGAAATTGCCGCGGCCATTAACAATGACCCGAAATTCAGCACCACCATTAACAATGCGCTGTCAGGTAAGCAGCCACTGGATGAGACGCTGACTCATTTGAGTGGAAAGGATGTTGCCGGTCTTCTCGCATACCTTGGTTTGGGAGAAGGCTCAGCGTTACCCGTTGGTGTGCCTGTTCCGTGGCCTTCAGCCACACCACCAACAGGCTGGCTGAAATGCAACGGTGCACCTTTTTCTGCCGAAGAGTACCCAAAACTGGCAAAGGCTTACCCAAAGTTAAAATTACCGGATTTGCGCGGTGAGTTTATTCGCGGGTGGGATGATGGGCGAGGTGTTGATTCCGCGAGACTGCTGCTTTCAAGTCAGGCAGCATCTATCCTTGAACATAACCATGAAATGCATGGATGGACAGGGAACCCACTCATGGCTAGAGATGTTGGTGAATTAGGTACATCATCCGTATTTGCGGTGCAGTTGAGCATTGGCGATGGCGGGATATTGTATTCGTGGAAGGATGGGAGTGGAACAACAAATGACAGTAAACGAATGGATAGAACCAATCATGTCAGTTCCGGCGCCGGTGATGGTAGCCCGCGAAACATTGCATTTAACTACATTGTGAGGGCTGCATAAATGGAACAGGCTATTTTGGGAAAAGACGGTTACGCTTTAAATGATGGGGAAATCATCGTACATAACTATGATGGCGAAACGCGGGAATATATTTCTACATCAACTGAATATCTCGCTGTCGGCGTCGGTATCCCGGCATGTTCCTGTCTGGATGCACCAGGTACACATAAAGCTGGTTATGCAATCTGTCGCTCTGTAGATTTAAATTCATGGGAATATGTGCCAGACCATCGCGGTGAAGTTGTCTATAGTACCGAAACGGGAGATACCAAAGAAATCACAGTTCCGGGTGATTACCCTGAAAATACAACCACTATCGCCCCATTAACGCCATACGATAAATGGGATGGTGAGAAATGGGTGACGGATACCGAGGCACAGCATAGCGCCGCACTAGACGCGGCAGAAGCACAGCGCCAGTCACTGATTAATGCAGCAATGGCTTCCATTAGTCTGATTCAGCTGAAATTACAGGCCGGACGGAAGTTGACGCAGGCAGAAACAACCCGACTTAACGCCGTGCTGGATTACATTGACGCGGTGACGGCAACAGATACCAGCACCGCGCCGGATGTCATCTGGCCTGAACTGCCGGAGGAGTAGGCCATTCAATATCTGGTGCACTGGAAGTATCGACCAGCTCCAGTGCGTCCAGATAATCCAGCCACAAATTATATTGCGCCAGTTCCTCACCTTTCAGACGACCAATTGATGCTTTACCTGGCCATTGTTTACTGTTGATGTATTCGTTGGCCTGGTTAATCAATTGCTGCTTTTTAGTTTCGGCTGATGCAATTTGTTCTTCACGTGTTGGTGGAGGAATATCTGCCCATGCAGGCAGTCCATCCTCTCCGACACATCTGTATTTTCCTTCTGGTGGTGTATCATAGAAATATTCCCTGAAAATTACTTCGTCTATATCAACACCTTTTTCTTCAGGCCATTCACCTTTTTCAACATAAAGAGACTGAAGTTCGTAAGGATATGCCAGGTTGTTTACGTACAGATATTTCATCATTACCAGCCCTTAGCGAAAAACGCACCACCTTCAAGACCATAATTGCAGTGAGCTATGAAGCCGGTAGTGCTCCAGTTGGTCGCCCCCCACATATTCCCGCCCCCGAAACCACCATCGAACACAATTATAATGTCCGGTGTCTGTGTAAATGGAATTGGGAATGAAACATTGGCGGATACAGGCTCGTGTTCACCAGGAAAACGAATTCCTCCCCACTGTTCAATTGAACCATCTGGCATTTTTCGCCAGCCTGAACCTGATGCATATGATGACATATCAGGTATCTGATTCGCCCCAGTCCCCACATTCCTTTTCGCCGCTTCTCCCAAACCAACGTTTATGAAAATGCAGAGATAACGGGCAACTGGCATCATCTCCGGTTTTTATTCAGGGGGATGCTCATGCTTATTGGCTATGTGCGCGTGTCAACAAATGACCAGAACACGGAATTGCAGCGTAACGCGCTGGAGTGTGCAGGATGTGAGCTGATTTTTGAGGATAAAATCAGCGGCACGAAGTCCGACCGACCGGGACTGAAAAAACTGCTCAGAACATTATCAGCAGGTGACACTCTGGTGGTCTGGAAGCTGGACAGGCTGGGGCGTAGTATGCGGCATCTGGTCATTCTGGTTGAGGAACTGCGCGAACGCGGCGTTAATTTTCGCAGCCTGACGGATGCCATTGATACCAGCACGCCGATGGGACGTTTTTTCTTTCATGTGATGGGTGCCCTGGCTGAAATGGAACGAGAACTCATTGTCGAGCGGACTCGCGCCGGACTGGAAGCGGCCAGAGCTAAAGGTCGTATTGGTGGCAGACGTCCGAAACTCACCGCGAGTGAGTGGGAGCAGGCCGGGCGGTTGTTGGCTGCAGGGGAATCACGTCAACGCGTGGCACTGATTTTTGATATTGGCCTGTCCACGCTCTATAAAAAATTCCCCGCCTCCGTGACAAAAAATAAATTGTGTCATCCCTTAGCCAACCGGGACAAATAGCCTGACATCTCCGGCACAACTGAAAATATCACTCACCCATTAACCACGGAGTTAAACGGATGAGTGACTATCATCACGGCGTGCAGGTGCTGGAGATTAACGACGGCACCCGCGTCATTTCCACCGTATCCACCGCCATTGTCGGCATGGTCTGCACGGCCAGCGATGCGGATGCGGAAACCTTCCCCCTCAATAAACCGGTGCTGATTACCAATGTGCAGAGCGCAATTGCAAAGGCCGGTAAAAAAGGCACGCTGGCGGCATCGTTGCAGGCCATCGCCGACCAGTCAAAACCGGTCACCGTTGTCGTGCGTGTGGAAGACGGCACCGGCGACGACGAGGAAGCGAAACTCGCGCAGACCGTTTCCAATATCATCGGCACCACTGACGAAAACGGTCAGTAC